CGATTGCCCCAAAGACTGCACAGCAGTTGAAGCATTACGGACCAAACTGACTGGATTAATCGAAAACGCCGCTAAACTTCAAAATGATATTAAACAAAATAGTGAAACAATCAAATATCAACATAAAGTCATCGAAAATATGCAAAAAAGCGTGCAAAAATTAGTTGAAAAATCAAAGTAATAAAATAAGAGGAAATAGTAAAGAGTTTCGGCTTTGAAAATGATATATAATACATTTATTCATGCTGATGAAAATGCGACAACTGATGTATTTAGGTCAAATGTATTACAATTTATAAATGATAAGGAAACACACCCGATTGTAAAATATAAAGGATTCATACTTGCGTTTTTACTAGTATTCGCCGGTTTATTTATTTTACTGTTGTTTAATCGTGATAAATTACTAGGTCATTCGTTTTGGAAACATTTATTTGTTCCGGTATCTGTGTTGAAAGATAAATATTTTTCGATGAACAAACGAGGCGGCGGTGGCGATGGCGATGGCGGCGGCGATAACGACGATGACGTATTATTTGGTTACGATTATAAATACCGAAATAGCGAATCCGCAATTTTTCGTGATGCGATTGAAGGTATGACAACGACCACGACGAAAGACGGAAAGGTAACAACAAAGTCTGGTCAGTTTGTCAGTGCTGATACAGAAAGTGCTGAAAAAAACAAAAAAACACCTTGCGCAAAAGACTGTTCAGAATATGTTGAACTCAAAGGAAAAATAAACGATCTATCGAAATATGTAAATGCGGTGAAAGACCAAACTAACGAAATTAAACAAACATCTGAAAAATTACAGGAATTAGGAAAACAAATCGAAGATTTAAATAAATCACTTTCACCAGGGGGGCAGGTGAATATACAGATGTAGGCGACGGTGATTCGCAAATACGAATCAATCAATAATTTAATCTAATGAATACATAGTAGTATATATCACTCTAATTATAATAAAAGATGACATCAACGTTATCGTCAGTATCAACATCATTACTGGGTCCATCCTATGATTATTGGAAAAGCATAAAACAACCCGAGGAAATGGGTATGTCGCCGGGTTTCTCACTTGGTGCTCTTGCGACGAATGTAGATGGCCTTTTATCATATGTCGAAGTTCTTATTTCAGGATCAGGAAATGCGAGTGTAACCGGAAAACCCCTTGGTAATAAATTCTTTTTAAAAACAACCGGAAAATGTAGTAAAACAACCGTTGAAAAATGGAAAAAAGAACAAGATGAAGACGCCGCATGGGAAAAAGCGTATGAAGATGTTGAAAATAAATTAGGCGCAAAAGAAATAACTGAAGACCAGGCTACAAAACTGAAAAACGCACTCAACGAACAAAAGGCGAAGCGCGATGAAGAACGTAATCAAGAAAAAGAAAAGGTAGATCGATGGATTTATGTAAATAATATACCCGATGGATCGATTCCGTTTATTTCAAGTGGTGCTGATGGACGCGGATTTCAATCGTTGCGAGGTCTTATTCCCGGTGCGCTCGGAAATCTAGGAGCATTAAATCCGGTTCAATTGTTTAATGGTTTTACAGCAGGCACTTATCCGGATTGTGCTAAAATAACACTAGAAACGGTGGATAATGATAATGCGAAAAGTATGAAAACCGAGTATATCGCGATGATCGATATGGCTCAACTTAACCCATGTAGTTTTCCTGGTCGTTATAATCCTGCTTCTGGAAAATCGTGTCAGGTGAGAAGCGACGGATTTCATCAACTAAATCCGAGTGTTTCTGGTGCGGTCGTCACAGATGAAAGAAATCATGTTGATCCTAAAAAAGAAAAACAGAATGATAATATATATGGAAATTTAGCAGGTTCATCCGGTGTTGCTTATCACAATTCGCATCGCAGTCCATTAAGTTATAACATTAATATTACGAAGTCGGCCGCAATGAGTGAATTATCTTTTGACACATTTCAAAAAAATCATGATGAAACAACGAGACCAACGAGTCAAATACTGAATGCTCGTGAGGTGATTGAACAACATAATAAAAATGCGTCGACATTTTATAAACAACCAATAACTCAGGATTTGTCCGAAGAGAGAACCGCCCGCGCCAGCGACAACAATAACGTAGCTTCTTTGTATGATGAACTTATAAATAAACTATCAACCCTGATGGAAGATAATAATGGCGATTCTGAGCCATCCAGCGAAGATTTATCAACGATACGAGGAGACACGATGTCTCAACTTTATTATTATGGAGTTACTGCGGTCTTGTTGTACCTTTTTTATAGAGTTCTATATAAACGAAAAAACTAATGTTTTCATTATGAATTACTTTTGTATTCAAAATGAAAAATGTGTGTGTGTATGCGCGTGTCTTTTGATTTATTTTTTGGAATTACGTAATGTTTGGTGACGATTACGCCTCTTGTGACGACGATGAGTTGATGCTTTTTTGATATCAGCATGAACATAATGGCTACGTCCGCCATTAATCATATCATTCGTCTGTGACGGGACCACAGGAGACGGAATAGGTGATGTTCCAACGACTCCTTGTCCTTGTCCTTGTGCTTGTCCTTGTGATTGCGAAGGTAACGGTTGCGAGTCAGGTGATTGTGGCATTTCATTTACGGGAACTTCTGGTAAGGAAGGTATAACCGGCGCAGGTTCGTTTTCAATTACTCGCTCAGGTTGTTCCTGAACTACTGTTTCTGGTTCTGGTTCAGATTCAGATTCAGATCCAGATTCAGATTCAGATTCAGATTCAGATTCAGATTCAGACATTTCCGAACCAGATTCATTATCATTTACGGCTTCTTCGGACACAATCGGTGCCGGTGGAGAAAACGCAGGAGCTTCGACAGAAAAATTCGATTCTGGAATAGGAGTAATATCCGGTTTCTCGCTTGAAACTTCTGCTTGAATGGGTTGTGATAAAGAAGTTTGTTCAGATAAATCTAATCCATCAAGCGGATAATTATTATTTTTCAGATGTTCGATTAATGCTTCCTTAAATGCCGTAAGTGCTCCTTGTGATGCTGTAAACGCCGCAATCAAGGTAGTCACTTTACTTTCATCCAGTTTTTTTTCTTCTGCGTTTTGTTTGTCTGTTTTACTTTTAAGATCATCGTAGTCTGCTTTAAGCTTATCATATTTCTCACGAAGTGACGACATTTTTTCTGCGATCATGTCAAAATCGTTGGTATTTTCACTAATGTCTTCACTTCCGTCGCTTTCTTCGCTCAGTTCACTCTGGTTTTCTTCTTCCGATTTTTCATCATCTTTGTTTGAACCCATTCCAAGTAAACCACTTAAAATACCGGGTTTTTCTTCTTCTTTAACAGAAGGAGCAGGAGCAGGAGCAGGAGCAGGAGCAGGAGCAGGAGCAGGAGCAGGAGCAGGAGCAGGAGCAGGAGCAGGAGCAGCTGATGTAGCTGTATCATTACCAATATTTAACTTTTCCTTAATTGTGTCTATCATACTTTTATCTTCCGTGTTTGCGACACCTTCTGTCACCGCCGGTTTAGGGTCTGCTTGCTTAATCTTCTCCGAAGAAGATGCCGCGGGAACTGAATTATCTTCACTCTTCAAAAAATCAAAGAAAGCACCACCTTTTTGTTGTTGTTTCATTTGTTGTTGTTGTTTCGCATACTGCTGTGTTATGCTAGATATACTTGCCATGTTTCTGATATAATATGATATAATATTGTATCATATTATTGATTTCATAAAATAGCTGCGCGCGAAGTTGCGTTATGCTTTAAAACTTAATACGCTTATGGAGTTCAAGAGCAACAAGACCACCGGCGATCTGAGCAAGGATGTAAGGAACGACATCCGACATCGGAATCTTTCCAGCAGCTGCCATCATCACGGTAACCGCGGAGTTAAAATGACCACCAGAGATGTGACCGCCAAGCATGATAGCGATAGCTAACGCAGCACCGATAGCGATAGCGTTGCCGGTGGCGATGATGACATAAAGGAAGAAAACACTCCCAACAAACTCAACCAGATACTTGTTCAACATTTATAATATTCGTGTTATACAATAATTTAATAAAAAAACTTATCCCTAAATCAAATGAAAAGACTGAATCGTTCATTTAGGACTTATTATCTATATAATAAATAATAGAATCAATCTTCATAAAATTATACAATATGTCGCTTATCGAAAAAACGTTTGAAAGTCTAAATGCGTCGAATTGGTATAATAAAGTCACGAAAAGTGACAACGCGGCGGCGCAACCATTCACCGGAACCGACCCGAATGTTCAACTTCAGATCGTAGATGGACGTGGTGG